TGGGCCATAGCGGGAAGTGCTCTGCACTCTAATGTGTAAGCTTCGGAAAGCCTTGCGTTTTGTAGTGCTGCTGTAAGTGGATAATCCAGCTGCAGCAGCACCTCAACATCCTTAGCGGCATAGACCAACTGGTCTCGACTTAGGACTGGAACGCTCCAATCAGACCGCTGCTGTTCCTTGTCGAGTTCAATTTTGAGGACACGTTTGGCCACATGGGCTAATCCGTGTCTGAGGTTAGGCGTTCCATTGTGGTGGAGCTTACTGGCAAGCATGGTGCAACCAATTCGGCCCCGCACATAGATGCCATGTTCTTGAAGCCAGCCAAGGTCAAACACTGCGTTATGGGCTAACCAGTAACGGTCTCCATTGGTAAAGAACAGGCGGAGCTTTTCCCAGCCTCCTGCATCTAATTCAAAGCAGTCAATGATGACAATGGTTTTACTAACTTCGCAACCCAGCTGGATCAAGCGAAGTTTGCCGATTTCAGGCTGTAGCTGGAGCGTTTCCGTATCGAAGGCGATAGAAATCGATGTCGAGATCCGGTGTAGATGCTCGACACCAAAAAACAAGTTGTAGTCAGACATGGGTGGTCTTCAAAGAAGTGTGTATTCAGGAAGTGGGCCTGTCCATTCGGACTCGTGCTGGCCGTCAGGACTGTACCAGCCAGTGTCATCAATACGCCAGCCAGCTGTGCAACGCTTTAACGCCTTGTAATTTTCCCAGACAGGTTCCTCAGGAAAAGGATTTCCGTAGTCGTGTTCCCAGTCGTGTTCGCTGATGCCGGTGGGTGTGTACCAGCCACCTTCGTCAGCTTCCCAGCCTTCTGCGCTGCGCATTTTCCAGAGCTTGTCTTGATCAGCCATAGCGGCATCAATTTGAGAGGCGTTAACAGCGTAGTTATCGAACCAAGCAGCAGCCCGAAGATTGTAGGCTGCGGCCTCATTCTGTAAGTAGCTTGGAACGTTCTTGAGTTTTACGCTTGCAAAGGTGCTGGTGTCAAATGGGTGTGTAGACATGATTAAAGAGGAAAGGTTTCGTAAGAGGTTTGCAAGAGGTTTTTGATTATTACCTCTAGTTCTGCAACCCTATCAGTGGAGTCAAGGTCGCAGATAATTGGGACTTCAGCTGTAAACCATTTGTAACCACAGCTGGGGCATTTACGGCCCCGCACAATGCTGCTTTCAAAACGGGGTTTAGTTTGAGTAACCCACCGATCACCTTTTTGCGGTGATCGGTTGCAGTCTGGGCAATTCATCTGAGAGGATCGTCATACGGATTAAGTTCAAATTCTGAAATCAAACGGCGTAAGTACCACTCCGCTTTACGGAGATCTTCAACGCCATTTTTTTGGCGATACCTCCAGGTGTATTTGATGCAATTGCCGCGCAGATACCCAATAAATTCATCGAATGTCATTGCGGCCTTGATTGCTTCAATACACTCCACGCCGTTACTGCTTTGGTAGTGCGCTGGAGCGTTAACAGGATCAGTCATCGTCAAAAGTGATTGGCGGAATAGCGCACCAGTCAGTAATCCAGGGAAGCATACGCTGCACCTGTTCGCGTGTTGGTGCGTTTGTATGGTCTAGTGGTTCGTCCCAGAGGATGACTGCTTCGCAATGCGCGGAGTCAAATTCTGGCGGATCTAAGTGAGTTGCAGGTAAGACCTGAACAGCATCATCGACAATGGCCTGGACATGCAGGAGATCGGATCCTCTGTTGTAGCTGTAGCTGATTAGTTGAGCGTGGGCCATGGTGGGGCTCCGAACTACTTGCTTACAGTAGCACACTACGTCAGAAGCGACGTAATGTTGGGAAAAATTTCATGTGCGTAGGTGCTCAAAACGCTGGCATCGATACCCATAGTCAGCGCAAAATCTACGTCCCGCTCCAAACGGCAGAAATCCTCAGGCGTGTCGTTGTACAAGTCTTCGCGCAGACTGACAGGCCGCATGTCCGTTCCATAGGCCGTGTAACGAACAATCGCTAAATAAGGTGTTGGCCCCTTTAGCTGGTAGTACGTGATGGTGGCCCAGTCTTCCATTGGACCGCAGTATCTAATACCAGTCTGGCTTGAAAGCCATTCAGTAAGCATAATGTGCTAGTGAGCAATTGTGTAATGGACCCGAATCGCGAATTTATCTACGAGCGGTATGCTCGTCAAATTTCCAGCTGCGAAGACACGAAAGAACTGCAAGAATTGGCCTGCAAGTTCCTTCGCCTTTACTTAACGCAACAAGAAGTGGTGGAAGGTCTAATCAAAAGGGGCTGGCTACCCGACGACCCTGTATTGCGTTGACAACCGTTTAGCGGTTTCAAAACGGGCAGTTTTGTTATTACTAACCTGCAAAGCGGTTTCCTTAAAACAGGCCCGCTTTGTTTCCGCGGAAATGCAGTTAAGCATTTTTAAAACCTTGAACTGTAAAAATTCGTCATCTTCGGTCGGGTCTTCGCAGCTATGCCGTGCAGCCTGCGTAGCGTTGCACAGACAGCTAACCGCCCAGTAGCAGAACGACGGTGACTCCAATAAATCCCGAAGCAGAATTTTTTCAGAGGCTATAAGCACGTTTTCAGGCACATCAAATTTAGGCATGGCTTTAAGTAGCAGTGATAGAGTAGTGGACCGTCAGAATCCTACACGAAGTCCTCGTCAAAGTCACCAGCCAAAAATTTATTTATCAATTTCTTCAAAAAGTACGTCCTTTTTACATCTATATCGTCCAACTTTGCATCCATACGCTCCACCAAATCCGCAGGCATGTTGCTCACGGTAAAGGTTTGTTTTTGCGCTGGTCCGGTCTTAAGTAACTTTAATTTTTTACTTTCCGGCTTAAAAATATTGAAAGAACTGATGAGCGTACCAAAAGCCTTGTTGTCATATTTTGTAGAGGGCTGCTGAGCAAGCACCCTAACAGTAGTGCCAGGCTCAATACTGGCGATGGTTTCTTGTTGCTGTTCAAGAGGCATATCGCTGTTGCAGTAACACCGCATACTGGTGGCCGCATTATTTAAACGATCATATATCTGTGTCGAAGGATTAATAATCGTGCCTTCTATAAACGGACGCTTATTGCTATCAGCAGCAGCAAAAGTTACACAAACTTCAACGGGCAGGCTGTCTGCATACCTACCCACCTTGAAATTGAGTTCGGTTTCTTGGGACAGCATGTGAAGGCTAATAATGCCTTCACATACTACACAGACAAACCTAGGTCAGTCGGACCACTTGTCCCAGGCCGCGTTCATCAAAGCATCCGATTCTTCCTTGGTACGATCCATTTCCCTCGCGCGGGGATATTGCCCTGAGTGTCCAGTATGGGCAGAACCCGCACCAGCACTGGGCTCTGAGGCTGGACAGCCCCCTATATCAGCTGCAATGTGTCCAGGCTCGGTATCCGCACCTAAATCTAGGCTGGACACTTCCTCTGTTTTTGAGGTGCTGTCCACCCTGAGATCCGTTCCAGTGGAAGGGTTCTTCTTGGGTGGACACGTATTTGCACCCTCTCCACACGCGAGGACAGCCTGGTACGTCTTTTTTCCGTACCTACCAACCCCTGGAATCTCAGAAATAAGGCCACGCTTTACCAACCGTTGGAGCGACTTCTGGATAGCCGCCGTTTTTCCGCCCACTACTGGATCGGAATTGAGGTCTGTATTGGAAAAGGCGCGGGGATGACCAATACGAAGCCTCTGGAGCACCTTGTCAGTGACGCTGGAAGGCGATGTATTGCTGTCATCGACCTCTGGGGTGAAATCAGCCACAGAGAAGCTCAGGTCTTTCTCCTGGCGCATGATGAGCGCCGTACCGGAGCGACCGAACCGCGATTTTTCAATGGTGATGATTCGGCTGTCCGCTAAAGCGGGACTTTTTTCCACTTCGTCCTTGCTGGGCTTACGAAGTGAAAGTGTGGTATCCACAGCATCCCGAATGGCAGAGGTGCCACGGAAACCGCCCTGCTTATTGGCGTGGTGAATGATCAGGATGGTTGTTGCAGGGAACAGCACCCCGTTATTCCTAGTCAGCCAATACAAGGGAGTTGCAAAGTCACTCTTGTTTTCATCAAATGCCCTACCACCAGAGCAACCGATCAGCGAGTCAATAACAACAAGCTTGGGCTGGACCTTTTCCATCAGCTTGATGAACTGGGCATAACGCTGGAGCGACCAGTCCGTGAGCAGCTTGGTGTTGGAGTCCAACGGGTAATCCACTTCTTCCAGCTGCTCTTTGAGCTGGAGGAGCGGCTGGTCACCATTCAGAAGCAGCACAGAGCCTTGCTGAACTGGAACGTGTCTGCCACGGACCACAAAGGGTGCTCCAGTAGCGATGTGCTTTGCCAGCGTCCAGGCAAACATGGATTTGCCATCACCACCAGCGCCATAAATCAGGGCAACGGAAGGGTGCGGAAGCACATCAGGGATCAGGTATTCACGCTGACCCTCTAGATCCTGGAGCGCAGCCACATCCATAAGCCCCTTAGCGCCTTCAAACTGAATCTGGTCAACAATCAGCTTTTCAAGTGCAAACTGGTCCCGATAACCAGCATCAAGGGCCAAGCTATTCAGCTTGAAATTCATTTCAGCGGGGTTATCCAGCTCCAGATAGGACCGAGCCTTTTCAATTACTTCCTCAAAGGACAGCGAAACCCGCTGATAGAGAACAGGCTTGGCTTCAACTTCATCAACAACTGCGCCGCAGCCATCACGAGTGAAGCGTGCCCGTTCTGGGTCGTAATGATCGGCTAGCCGGATAAGGCTTCCAAAGCCCAGACCACCTTGGGACTTAAAACCATTTTCCCAGCGGCTTTGGCAGGGGTCTTTGCCATTGGCCCAGTCATCTTCGTATTCAGAATCTTGGAGCGACCATTCACGCCACAGGTTGAGACCTTCTTCACCACGCAGGTCGGACTGGAGCATTGCACCGATCTGCCACCAAAGCTGTTCAGAGCCCCGGCCTTGTGGCTGAATAACGGACAAACAGGACTGAGCAATGGCGATCCGTTCTTCGGTGGAACGCATTGACCAGCGGCCATCACGGACCGATTTAGTGACCTTTTTGTCGTTCTTGGCCTTGAACGACTGCTTCATAAGCTCTACAAGCCACCCAGGAGCCTCTGGAACGGCGTTTAGGTCACCTTCAAGCGTATATGTACCACCAGCGGGGTAGGCACCGTTTAGAAGCCCTTGACGGCCCCACAGAACTTCCCAGCCTTCACCGCTAGCAGCAAGGCTGATGTCCGAGACCTCAGTCCAAAGTTCCTGCGGAACAGTGAACAGAAACTTTGCAGCCGCTTTCTTGGGCGACGTGATGCGTGGAGCTTTGGCTAAATCTTTGCCCCACTTGGCCTCAACAGCGCCAAGGTTGGCATCAACGTCAAGGATGACCAGCCCTTCAGAGCGTGGTCCGGTGAAGACACCAACAGCCTGGAACTTTTCAGGTTCACGTTCAATGGCCATCGCTGTGGCTTCGGGCGACATCTTGTCGTGATGCGCCCTACCAAGCGGATTTTTGCCACAGGCTTCACCGCCTTTCGGCATTGGAACGCCTTTTTTGTAAATGGGCGCTGTTGCCCAGTGGTTCGGCAAAGACCGAACAAACGACAGCAGATTCATTTGCTAAACTCCTACAGGGAACTATGGGTATGCGCCCTAGAGTCTTACCGACTCTGGGGCGCTTTTCATTGTAGCGGTGCTGTCCACCCTCATCAGTGTGCTATATTTGCCAAGCACAGGGCATTTCTAGCCCACAGCTAAAGCCATTCAATGGGTTTCCTAAAGAACAAAGAGGCCGTTTCAGGCGGCGCAGGCGGCGGTTATTTGAACCCCAGCAAGATCCAGGCAGGCAGCCAAGTGCGTTTTGCACTGCTTGCCGAAGAGCCACTTGAATTTTATGAGTGCTGGGGCGAAGCTACAGACGGCAGCGTCAGGCCATTCCGTTTTCTTGACGATCCATCACCCGCTGATGTTGAACAGGAGATGGGGCCAGGCTATTCACGCCGCATGAACCGTGAAGGCACTGGACCGGAAGCAGTCAAGTTTGCGATTGCTGTGCCCTGTTACAGCCACGAATCAAGAACCATTCAGGTTCTGAGCATCACCCAGAAGTCGATCATCAAGGAATTTGACAGCCTTTCCCAAATGGAAGACTACGAAAACTTGATGGAATGGGACTTTGTTTTGAGCAAGGAAGGCTCAGGACTGAACACGGAGTACACGTTGCGGCCTGTACCCCGGAAGAGCAGCCAAGCGGTACTGGATAAGGCATGGCAAGCAGCACTAGATGCTGGCTTTGACATCACCAGGCT